ATGGCTTGGCAGGCGCGGCATGGCGCGGCATGGCGGGGCGAGGCAAGGCAGGGCGAGGCGCGGCATGGCTTGGCAGGCGCGGCATGGCGCGGCGTGGCGAGGCAGGGCAGGGCATGGCTGGGCACGGCATGGCAAGGCTGGGCTCGGCATGGCAGGCGAGGCGAGGCAGGACCAGGCTTGGCCTGGCAAGGTGGGGCACGGCGAGGCATGGCGAGGCGCGGCATGGCTCGGCTTGGCACGGCAGGCGTGGCGGGGAGAGGCAAGGCAGGGCTGGGAATGGCTGGGCTCGGCATGGCAGGCTCGGCGTGGCATGGCATGGCAAGGCATGGCAAGGCAGGCATAAACAAAAAAGGAGCAATATCAATGAACAAACAAGACATAAAAGTCATTGATGCAATAAATCAAAAAGGAAATGCGGAAAGGGCTATGTTGGATATTTTAGAGCATTTTGAGGAAACAACGGGCCTAAAAGTAGATGACATTTCATTGGATAAAACCGATGTAAGCACGATTCACGATAGTAATCGAATCTATGTAAGAAAATTGCGGATCAATGTTTCGTTCTAATGAAAACCGCAATCATAATTGGCACAGGCCCAAGCCTAACAACAGAGCAAATTGCAATTGCAAAAAAAGCGCAAGCCGATAAAAAGGCGCTTTTGTTTGGCGTCAATATGGCTTTCGAATTTGGGCTTAATGTTCATTTGGCTTGTAACCGCGAGTTTTATGATCATTATGGTACTGATTATCCGGGTTATAAGTGGACTTGGGACGAAGATTGCGCGCGTGAGCACAAAATTAATCATGTCTTTGGGAAATGGGCGCCAGGATTAAGCAAAGACCCGCGTTACATCCACTATCACCACGGCAGCGGCCCGCAAATCATAAATGTGGCATTGCATTATGGAATGACGACAATGCTCCTCATAGGCTATGACATGCGATTTCCTGGCAAAGTTAATAATCGCCAATATGTAGATAGGCGTCATTATTTCGGCGAATATCCTCCGCATTTGCAACATTGGCCGCGCACCGGTCCCAACGGGGAGCTTGAAGGGTTGATCAAGGAAATGGAAACGATCAAACCGGAAGATTATGGAATTCGTATTATCAATTGCACGCCAGGCAGTGCGATGACTTGTTTTCCATTTGGCGAGCTTGGGGATTTTTTTGAATGATCCCAATCTATATTGGCATGTCCAAACGTTTCGAGTGCATTAAAGGCATGACGGCACGTTCGATCATGGCGAATACGAAAGCGGATATTCGAATAAAACACATTTATCCCGAAGTAGAAGCAGGCTGCACAGGCTTCACCAATGTGCGATATCAAATCGATTTTGGCATTTATCTCGATCCCGACATGATCGTTTTAGGTGATATTGCCGAATTATGGCGCTATAGACGTTCACGTCGATTTGTTTGTATGCGGGATGGTAGTACCGAAGTCGCTGTAATTGATTGTCAACACTTATGCCGCAACAAATTCGAAGAACATTTGCTGCCAAAAGAAAATATAATTCCTGATGAATGGAACGTAGAAGATCATAAATATTTCCCTGACAATGCTTTGCCAGAAAATATAAAAAACTTTCATTTCACTTCCCTATCGACGCAGCCGTGGTTCTTTGAACACCCAAATAGCGAAGCGAAAATGATTTATGAAAACTGGAAATAGTGTGCAGACAATATCAGAAGAATATCGAAAGCTTAATGCGCAGTTTCATGATGAATGCACGGAATATGGAACGAGTGGCCAGAAATATGCGGACCATATAAAAAACATCGCCGAGATAATAGAAGCAAAGACAATTCTGGATTATGGCGCAGGGAAATGCACATTAAAACTTGCTTTACCCGAATTAGACATAAAATGTTTTGATCCTTGCATCCCAGGTATTAGCGAAAGACCGTCACCAGCCGATCTAGTTATTTGTACAGATGTGCTTGAGCATGTCGAATCGCAATATATTGACGCGGTAATTTCGGATCTTAAATCGCTAACAAAAATAGGGCTCTATCTTTATGTTGCGACAACAAAAGCATCGAAATTATTACCAGACGGAAGAAACGCACATATTTCAATTCATGATCGGACTTGGTGGCTTGATAAGTTTTCTGATATGCGAGGTCCTAATTTAGAATTTACATCAAAAGGATTTAAGGCGTTCTTTTTTAAATGAGAGATTTAATAGAAAAATTCAAAAAAGGATGGCAAAGCGGTTTGCCAGAAACGCCTTGCGGTCTTGGTTCAAAACTTTCAAACACGCAAGAGATTCGCAACTTCATTTCGCATTGCATAAAAAAATATGAAATAAAATCAATCAATGATATAGGTTCCGGCGATCTTAACTGGATAAAACATATTGATCTAACTGGCGTCGATTACGAATCATTCGATTTGGTGCCGAGACAACCGGAAACCAAGCAATTTAATATCATCGAACAGATACCGCCAAAAGCCGATGCGCTTTTATGCGTTTATGTTTTGAATCATTTGTCTAAGCCAAATGCTAAATACGCGATGCTTAATTTATTAAAAAGTGATTCTAAATATTTAATAATAACAAGCTATAAAAACGATTTTCTCGCATTGCCTTTTGAGTTTATCGAAAGCATAGAAATACATAAACAATTTCAACAAAACGCATTTATTGGAATAATGAGGATAAACGATGATTGATTGGAACAAATATCGATTTCAAAAACATAATCACAAATACTGGCCGGATGAATTCGAATTTTTATGGCCGCAAGGCGATAAGAAATTAGCCGGGGACATTCACTCATTAACCGATCTCGATGAAATTATTTTCCCTCATGTGAAAAACTTTGGAATCGCAATACAGGCGGGTGGCGCTATGGGGATGTGGGCGAAACGTATGGCGCAGGTTTTCAAAACCGTTTATACATTTGAGCCAAATCCGGAAAGCTTTTATTGTCTAAATTACAATTGCCCTGAAACGAATATTGTCAAAGTGCAAGCAGCGCTTGGTTTAACCCCTCGATTAGTGAAAATGGCGTATCACGAAGATCCATCAAATTATGGTGCGATGATGGCGCACCCCGGTGGCATTATTCCAACTCTCGTTTTGGATGATCTCGGATTAGATCAAGTCGATTTAATCATGCTCGATATAGAGGGCGCAGAATTGGATGCGCTTAAAGGGGCTGAATATATTATCGAACATCAAAAACCGGTTATTTGCGTGGAAGATAAAGCCGCATGTCTACACAAAGTAGGCTTGAAAATTGGCGATGTTGAAAACTATTTGCGCGATTTGGGATATAAGACATTTGTTCGATTTCACAATAACAAAGATTTACTCTGCCTATGTTAAACGTTTGGTCGGTTTGCGTCGGGGATAAATATCCAATTGGGTATGTTCTGGCTTTAAAAAAAATGGTTGCCGATAATCTAACCATTGAACATCAATTTAATTGCATCACGACGCACAAAATAGATGGCGTGAATTGCATAAAGCCATTTTTGCCATATTCAGGATGGTGGTCAAAGCTTAATCTTTTTTCGCCGAGGGTTCCCGAAGGTCCAAATATTTATTTTGATCTTGACGTAATTATCACAGGCAATATTGATTTTCTCTATAGTTTTGCATTATGCAAATTCGCGGCACCGGAAAACTGGGCCCAATCTGGACACGGGGGAATTCAATCTTCCGTTATGGCCTGGAATGGTACGTGGCGACGACCATTTGAAGAAGTACAGAAACAGTGGCCCGATATCCGTAAAAGGCTATGGGGCGATCAAGAGTTTTATTGGGAATTGTTAGGCGATGATTGGATCAGAATTCCGGGCATTGGCTCTTATAAATATCATTGTAAAAATGGTTTACCAAAGGAATTAAAAGTCATAACGTTTCACGGGAAACCGGATTACCATGAAGTCGATGCCGAATGGATAAGACAAGCAAGCGGCGGATGGTATCGGTGAATGGTATTTAATTAAATGACGAAACCGTTAATTGTTTTTCACTATAACCCGAATTTAATACATCAAATCGAACATGCGAGTTGGTTTACTGACTGTTTAAAACCGTTCGATATTCGATATATGGCGACACCAAACATTCATGCGCCAGGCGATATCCATATAATTTCTGGCCCGCATTATGCGCTTGATTATTGGCATAAGCATCCGAACGTTTTAATGATTGATCGCGCTTATTTACCGAATCATCAAATAGCAAGCTCCAAATGGAAAAGCGAAGAATGGTTATCGATTGGTTGGCTAAATCCAGAGGGCGACCGCGATTATCCGCAAACAATGTTACGCGATGAACTAGAAATAGCAGAACGCCCCATTTCCGATAAAACCGTTTTTCTCGCCGACTACGATGGCCCGGTATGCGAAGCCGATACCATTCGCTGGCATCCAGTAGAAAAAACAAGCGATGAATCATTGCATGATTGTTTAAGAAGACATTATAAGGCAATCGGATTTAGGACGACGGCATTGATTAGCGCGGCTTTAGAGGGACTAGAAATAGAATGTCTGAGTAGTTCACACATTCTTAATAAACCGAACTGGCAAGAACTTTTAAAGTTTACTGACTGGAATTTTAACGATATTCAAAGCGGTGAAGCATGGGCACACTTACGACAATTACGGCTCCGGTAGATCAACCGATCACGATTCAAGATGCGCGAGACGCTTGCCGATTAATCGATACCGATAACGATTCCATATTGCTAGGCATGATGGAAACCGCGATTGATTGGGCCGAGAAATATACGAATAAACGTTTGATGACTCAAATCGTCGAATTATCATTCAGACGATTTACAGCATATTCCTACTCGCTTGGTGTATGGCCTATTCAAAGCGTGGATTCGATCAAATATACCGATACCGGATCACCGCAAACGGTTCAGACATTGGTTTCCGGGACGGACTATTTAACCGATTTGACAGTTTATGGTGGAAGAGTCGAAGCCATTTCCGGATGGCCATCCGTAGCAGATATTCCAAACGCTTGTAAAATTCGCATGACCGTCGGTTATAGCAGTGCCGATAATGTGCCAAAATTGTTTAAAAATGGCATAAAGGCTTATATCGCCTATTTGTTCAACGCCGATGAGGTCTATAAAAAAATCGCCGAAGATATTCTTAGACCTGAGAGGATTCCGCTTGAAAGTATCTAAATTCAACAAAAAGGTTACTTTCGAAGTTGTGACCGAAACGCAAAACTCATTGGGTGAACCGGTAGAGTCCTGGGCGACGTATGCGAAATCCTGGGCAAATATCCATCCAATAGCTGGCAAGGAATATTTTCAAGCGCAGCAATTGCAATCTGAATTATCGGCGCGAATTACAATTCCGTATTCGAAAAAGATTTCCGCGATAAATACACAAAAATATCGTATTACTTATTCAGGAAAAGTCTATAATATTTTGGATGATATGAATTACGATTTGGAAAATCGCGAATTAACGTTTATGTGTAGCGTAAAAAATGGCTAACAAATTCGAAATCGACGGCTTTGATGTTCTTTATAAAGAGCTCGAAAAACTTGGCGCCAAGCTTGGAACAAAAACGATGCGCTCTGCTTTGGTTGCGGCAACTAAACCATTAAAGGCAAAATATAAAATGATCGCTCCGGTTGGGAGTGAGCCGCATAGAACATATAAAGGACGGTTAGTAGCGCCTGGATTTTTGAGTCGTAGCATTGTCAGCGCGGCAAGTACCAAACATGGAAAAATCAGCATAAGGCTTGGCGTGAAGCGCGAGGCATTCTACGGCGTTACGTTTCTCGACGAAAAAGGTGCCAGAAATATAACGCCGTTTCATTGGTTTAAACGTGAGTTCGTCAATTCAGAAAACGATTTAGTTGAAAATTTCCGCAAGGAATTACGCAAGAAATTGGGCAAATTTAAATGATAGATAGCGCGATTTTTTCTTATTTATCATCAGTTTCCGGAATATCCGCATTAGTCGCAGAACGTATTTACCCGGTGCATTTGCCATCACGTCCGAGTTATCCGGCGATTACATTTAATAGCGATTCGCATGATTTAGAAAAATCATTCGATGGCCAATCGACTTTCACGCGTTCAAATTATTCGGTGCATGCATGGGCGTCGACTCTTGCCGCAGCAGAAACGCTCGGCGGTTTAATTAGAACCGCATTAAAAAACTATTCTGGAACCGCTGGAACTATTATCATTGACAAAGTTTTTATAGTTGCTGGCCCGCTTTCGTTTTTCGAAGATTCGGTCAACGCCTATAGAATTTCGCAAAATTTCGAATTTTTTCACCAGGAGGGTTAAAGAATGGCCGGTCCATTTTTAGGTACAAAAGTGTTCAAGATGAGCAATGGCGCATCGCCAGAGGTTTATTCCACGATCGAAAAACTAAAAGATGTTTCCGGCGTAGGTAAAACTAATCCTCTTATTGATGTTACGAATTTCGACAGCACGGCAAAAGAAAACATTGCCGGTCTCGCCGATGGTAATCAAATTACCGTTTCTGCCTTTCGCGTTCATCAATCACCGAGCATACAAGATGCGTTGGTTGCAAAGGTTAATTCAGGTGTAAATGCTAATTTTTCGCTAACATTAACCGATACAAGCGTAAGTCCTAATGTCGCTTATACATATACCTTTGCGGCGACTTGCTTATCATGGGAAGTTGTTCCAGCTATCGAAGGGGCGACTGAAATTAATTTTACTCTCAAAATATCTGGCGATGTTACGGTGGCTTAATGGCTATTTTTAAAACGCAAAAAGTAACGCATGAAAATGAAGTTTATGAAATTCGCGAATTTTCTGTCAAAAAGCGAAATGAATTATTGGCGGAACAAGAAAAGGGCGAAATACACGTGCCAATTTTATTGACAAAGCTTTCATGCGTTCAATGCTTCGACATGACTTATGAAGAAATCGAAGATTTACCTGCATCGTTAGTCGATATAATTTCAAGAACATCATTGGAATTAAACGGCATGGTCGAAAAAAAAAGCGACCCTTAAAAAAAAATCCGCAACGCCTTTTTTTATTCAAGCTCGCTACCGTTTTAAAAATGACGGTAGCGCAGTTAGAAAATGAAATGCCATCTTCCGAATTGTCTGAATGGGCTGAATACATACAGATCGAGCCTTTCGAATCACAATTAAATGCCTTTTATTTCGCGCAATTAACGCAATTACTCGCAAATATAAACCGCGATCCAAAACGCGCGGCTTTTAAATTAACTGACTTTCTTTATAAAAATCCTGAACAAGTGGAAGCCGAAAAGACGGCCGAACTTAAAGCAATGTTTGACACTATGGCGAAAAGAAAATGACAGATTTAGCAAAATTAGTCGTTCGCATGGAAGCGGACAATGCAAAGATGTATGCGGAGTTAAAGCGCGCGGTAAAGGAAATAAAATCGTTTGAGCGCGTTTCAAAAAAATCCGTTAGTGCCGTCGGCGATTCATTTAAACGGCTAGCGGCATTATTCTCGGCCGGGCTTTTTATTAAATGGATAAAAGACGCGAACGATTTCGGCGATGAAATTCAAAAATTATCGGGAACTTTAAAGGATTCGGCCGCCGCGTTAAGTCAGTATTCTTATGTAGCAAAACTTAGCGGCGTCCAATTTCCAGTTTTAACAAAAGCTTTTCAGGATCAAAGTCGCAAAATTGCGGAAGCGGCTAAAGGCTATGGAGACGGCGCGCAAGCATTAAAAGAATTGGGGCTTGATGCAAAAAAACTCGATTTATTAACGCCAACGCAGCAATTTGAAATTCTCGCGGATTCTTTAAATAAAATAAGCAATACCAATAATCGCACGGCTTTAGCAATAAAGCTTTGGTCAGACCAAGGCGCTAATATTTTGCGCGTGACTGATCAAGGATCCGAAGGCATTCGCAAGATGCGAGCGGAATTCGATCGACTCGGTGGAACGCTTACACAAGAAGCCGTGGACAAAATGGCCGCGACGAACGATGCCATTGCAAAAATGGGTATTGCGGGTAAATCTCTTGCTAATTCTATCGCGGTGAATATTGGGCCATATTTGGCGGAATTTGCTAATTGGTTGGCCGAAAATATACCGCAAGGCGTGCAAGCGTCACGTATCGCAATCAATCAATTTATTCTAACGATCGACAAAGCATCGGCGGCAATAAACGATCTGCTTGCCGCTCGCGATCGAATCGATGCGGCGGTATTACCAAAAGGCTCAGGTATTACCGGCCATCTTTTAGGCGCTATAGGTTTGGGTGATGCAACCGAAGAAAAAGCGCTTGAAAGTATGAAAAAACATATGAACGCGGCCAATGAGGCTCGTTTATCCGCTGTTCAGGCACAGAAGGATTTGAATGATGCAGTCGAGAAATACAATAAATTAATATCGGATAAATCTGCCGAATTTATACCAAAACCGCCACCAAAGACTGGCGGCGGAAAAGATGACGGTTTAAAACTATTAGGGATTTATAATTCACCTGGATACGATCAAATCGATCCGTTCGCGCAATTAACACGTGATCGCGAGCAATACATTATTGACACGATGAATTTTCATCAAACGGTCGAAGATTTAACAAAAGAACATAACCGACGATTACAGGAACAACAGCAAACGCAGTTAGGGATTTTGTCGGGCTCTCTTGCCTCAGCCGCGCAATTAATAGCCGGAAATTCAAAACGAGCATTTGAGGCGTATAAAGCATTCGCCTACGCAGAGACGATTGTGAGCACCTATGCGGCGGCACAGGCGGCTTTTTACAACACAATGCAAATACCTGGCATTGGCACCGCCACGGCCTATGCAGCCGCCGGGGCCGCGATTCTTTCCGGTTTGGCCAGGGCTAAAGCAATTCACGATCAGAGCCTATCGGGAGGCGGCGGAGCGTCGGCATCCGTTGGCGGCGCGGGAGTCGCGGCGAGCGCGCAAACGCCCGCATCGAGTTTTCAACCGCCGCCATCTATCGCACAACCGATCAATATATACTTGGGGGATGGATTGCTTGCTACCGTGGTTTCGAAAGGCTTGAAAAACGCCGTGCAATCTGATTATGTGGTGCTCGAAGATGCCGAAAATTTCAATAGGATAAATATTCGATAATGCGCGTAACTTATACAGCATCACGTGAAATTATGTCAGGACATTCGTCCGGCACTCAATATGATTTCATTTTTTCATTCATTAGTTCAGACGCAAAAGCAAATCCGATTAAAGATTCTTCGATCGCGCTCGATGGTTCAACAGTTACAACTTACTGGCGAACAGATAATATTTGGAATATTACAACCAAAGCTTATCAACGTGGCACGTCCGATTATAATCAAATGATCGAATTTCTAAATTCTGTTATAGGCGGCGAGACATTTACTTTGGATGAATATGGAACCGTGCCAAGTCCTGACACGCCTATCACCTGTATTTTAGAAGGTGGCTTTGATAGATCGCGCCTTGAATTTACGACTTATTTTACTTTTTCATTTTCAGTAAGACAGATTGCCTAATGCGTACTTATAATCAAAATTATCTCGATTTGTCGCGCAAAAATGTACTTGAGCCACGATTTACCGTGCGTGTGGATTTCGCGGCCGATTTTAGCGACCCTGTTTATTTTCTTTCGCATACGGATTCAGGTTATCCGATAGGCGCCACAATTATTTCCAGCACGATATTAAACGGTTTGATGATTTCGCAAAAGCTTGCCGATATATCAACCATCGGTTCCGGATACATCGAAGCCGTTGACACTGGCGGCAACGTCACAAATAAATTGCGCAGCGAATTGGAAGCTGGCAAAGGCGTTCGGTTAAAACGAATTAGATTCTATCGCGGTTATTCCGGCCTTGATTGGGCCGATTATGAATTAGTATCGACAATGATAATCGGCAATTTGTCTTATAAAAATGGGACTTATAAAATAAATTGCGAAGACGTTCAGCGGATCACTAAAAGCAACACTTTATTTGTTCCTGCGACGACTAATCTTGTTTCAAATATTACCGATACCGATACATCCTTCACCG